GCGTGCTCGGCGAGCGAGGGGCTGCGGTGCTCGACGAGCCGGTCAGCGCCGTGATCCAATAGCCAAACAACGCCTTAGAGAAGCTAAACAGAACATTCTACAGTCAATTAAGACACAAAAAAAGCATCAGCGCAGAGCAAATATGCGCTATCAAGCTATAAAGCAGCGCGTTGAAGAGAAAGAACGTCGAGTTAAGGAGCTGAATGAGGCTCTAAAGGGTAAAACAACTACAGTAGTGACAGGAGAACATCTGGCAGCAGTCACGCCTTCTTGGGTTGATTATGTTGGGGAACGTCCAATTCTATTTAAGCCTAATCCAGGCCCACAAGAAGAATTTCTAGCTGCTCCTGAACGAGAAGTATTCTATGGTGGCGCACGAGGTGGCGGAAAAAGTTATGCCATGCTTGTAGACCCTCTTCGTAATTGCCATAAGGCATCTCAAAGTGCTTTGCTAATCCGTAGAACACTACCCGAACTACGTGATCTCATAGATCATTCAAGAATCTTATATAAACACGCATTCCCCGGAGCAAAATATAATGACGAAGCGAAGACGTGGCGATTCCCATCAGGTGCGAAGATTACATTTGGATACGCAGAGAACATGGCTGATGCACTTCGGTATCAAGGGCAGTCGTATACGTGGATTGGAGTGGATGAGTTACCGCAATACTCTACGCCAGACATCTGGAATTTTCTTAGAAGTTCCCTACGATCAGTCGACCCCGAAGTCCCAGAGTACATGCGGGCTACTGGCAATCCTGGAAATATTGGATCGCACTGGGTACGCGAAATGTTTATTAACCCTGCTATACCCGGAACCCCTTTCAAGATCACCGTAGATACGGCAAAAGGTCCTAAGACTGTCAGTCGTAGATTTATTCCAGCCAAACTGATTGATAATCCATATCTTACTCAAACAGATAATTATATGATTATGCTGTCCAGCCTACCTGAAGTTCAGCGCAAGCAATTCTTAGAAGGCAACTGGGATGTATTTGATAGGGCAGCTTTCCCTGAATTTAATCGTGTAATGCATGTAGTTGAGCCATTCAAGATTCATACAAGTTGGGTTAAATTCAGAGCAATTGATTGGGGATATTCTTCAAAAGCATGTTGTTTATGGTTGGCTGTAGATTACAATAATGATGTGTGGGTGTATAAAGAGTTATACACAGACCATTTAACTGCTGATAAATTCGCTCATAAAGTAGTGCAATTATCAGAAAATGATGCAAATATTCGATACACAATTATGGATGCTTCAACTTGGGCTAGAAGAGGAGATGTTGGTCCAGGTATAGCAGAAACAATGAGGTTGAATGGATTACAATGTAGACCATCAGATAAATCGCCCAATTCTAGAATTAACGGTAAATTGGAAGTACATAGGCGATTGGCTAAAAAGACAAATGATAAACCTTCGTTGTATGTGTTCGCTTCTTGTTTAAATCTAATACGCACTCTTCCGCAACTTCCATTAGATGAAAACAATATGGAGGATGTGGATACAGATGCAGAAGACCATGCATACGATGCATTACGTTATGGTTGCATGAGTAGACCATTAAATCCAACACACTATACGGCAGCTAAACCAAGAACTACAAGAGTTGCTGATCAAACATTAGGGTACTAAAGGAGTAAATAAATGTACAAACTAGTCGGAACACAAAAGTTAGGTAAAGGACAATCAAAGATGGGAAATGATTTCCCTAATAAGCAAGGCGATCTTGCTGATGGGGATTTTGCTGATGGTGCTGGAAAGAATATTGACACGCCAAATGTATTTCCAGAAGGTACTGTAGGTGCACAAGGTGGTACTAAACCTCTTGATCGCGAATATCCAACTAAGCATTCAGGTAATCCAGATGTCGATTCAAAATTTAAAGGCACTAACGAATTTACTATGAATTGGAATAAATAATTATGCTGAACGGCCCAGTTGCTATCAACTCTAAGATGGATGATCTTCTATCCAAGAATTCGGAGAAGAAGTCAGAAGCATTGCAGACTCAGTATTCTGGGCTAGTTCAAGTTATTCGTGATTGTTTCAATCAAGCTAAATCTGATCGTATGGTCACAGAGAACAAATGGCTTGCAGCGTATAGAAATTATAGAGGTCAATATTCGTCTGAAATCTTTGGTAGCTTCAAAGAAGATCGCTGTAAAGCATTTATCAAATTAACTAAAACTAAAGTTCTTGCTGCTTATGGACAACTTCTGGACGTACTGTTTGCAAACAATCAGTTTCCCATAGGTGTGGAACCTACTGTTGTGCCTGAAGGAGTATCAGAAGTTGTCCATATTGACCCAAATGCACAAGTTGCTCCTGCACAACAAGATGACCCGTATGGTTTTCCAGGCGACGGAAAAGATCATCCACCGGGACATGTAGTCCAACTAGGTGACTTTCAAGATAAGTACGGAAAACTTCCTCTAGCTGAAGGCCCAACTCCTGATCCACAAAATATGCCAGAGATTCGAATTGCAAAAGAAGCAGCGAATAATATGGAAAAGACCATTATGGATCAATTGGATGCTTCAAATGCTGTAGCTCATCTACAATCCGTAGTCTTCGAACAATGCCTAATGGGTAGTGGGGTAATGAAAGGCCCTATGACCTTAGAGAAATCTATTCCTGTATGGAAGAGAGACCCATCTACTAATGAAGTCATTTACAATGAAAAAATTCGTAAATTCCCAGAAGTGGGAGCAGTATCTAATTGGCATTTCTTTCCAGACCAACGCTCAGCTTTTAGAGAGAACTGGGAGTGGGTAATAGAACGCCATCCAATGAATGCGTCAGAACTTCGTTCTTTAATCAAGCGCCCATTTTTTAGTGCAGATGCAATCAGACAAGCGCTAGCTGATGGCCCAAACTATCAACAAGAAAGCTATGAAGTAGCTATTCGTGACTCAACAGTTCAAGCAGGAACAAATCAACAATATGAAGTTCTTGAATACTGGGGAATAATGGATAAACAGATGGCTATGGAGGCCGGACTAAAGATCGAATCCAAATTGACTGAATTAGATCAAATCCCAATCAATGCCTGGATTTGTGGTGGCAACATTCTTCGATTGGTATCTAACCCATTTCAGCCAGCATATATTCCGTACTATCTAGTTCCTTATGAAAATCACCCATATCAACCGTGGGGTATTGGGGTGGCTGAGAATATGGATGATAGCCAAATGATCCTTAATGGGATCACACGTATGACAATCGACAATATGGCCTTATCAGGAAATGTCATCCTTGATGTCGATGAAACAGCCCTGACAGCTGGTCAAGATATGAAAATCGAACCAGGAAAGATATTCAGGCGTGCAACAGGACAACCAGGACAAGCAGTGTTTGGTATTAAACTTCCCAACACAGCCATCGAAAACATGCAGGTGTTTGATCGTTTTAGGCAACTTGCAGATGAGCAAACTGGCATTCCATCCTACAGTCATGGACAGACTGGAATCTCTGGTACAACTCGTACAGCAAGTGGGATGTCTATGCTCTTTGGAGCTAGTGCTCTAAATATCAAAACCGTAATCAAAAATCTAGATACGTATCTCCTAAAACCACTTGGAGAGGCTTTGTTCGCATGGAACATGCAGTTCAACGACGATCCGAATCTTCCAATTCGTGGTGACTTGGAGATCAGAGCAAAGGGTACCTCCGCTTTAATGCAGAAGGAAGTACGTAGCCAGAGACTCATGACATTTATGCAAGTAGGACAAAATCCGTACCTTGCTCCATTCATCAAGTGGTCCACGATACTTACAGAAATAGCTAAGACACTTGATCTTGATCCTAAGGAAATAGTTAATGACCCAACAGATGCAGCGATTTACGCGAGAATCATTGGACTCACCAATGCCCTCAGTGGAGGCGCGCTTGGCGGTCCAGGTAGCGGAACTCCTGATCAGTCCGGCGGGAGTGCATCTGGTGGACTATCTACTGGCGCATCACCAAGCGACACTCAGGGGTCTGGAGGCGGCACAATCGGAACAGGCAGTGCACCGACTCCAGGGGAAAGCGGCTTTTCTGCGGCAACTTCTTCAGCTTCCGCATAATATAAAAGGAAAATAATATGGCCGATATTAGTCAACCATTTCAGGATTTGTACACTAAGACTTACAATTCTATGAACCCTGATGCAGTGCCGCAGGAAGCGCAAATTCAAGATAATGGAAGATTGGCTTATAATTTTCAAGGTTCAACACCACAAGGGATGTTGCTTCCTAATGTAGATTTTCCAGGCAAATCTAAAGTAAACGGAACTAACACAACTGGGGATACTCAAGGCGGATTAGGTGGAACTGGCCAATGGTGGAAGAATCAATCTTGGTACACAAACCTTCCTCCAACTACTCAAACAATAATTGACCAAGCTCTTGGAGGTACCAATCCTCCGCCAACAGGGACTGGAACTACGGCGCCTCCTACTAATACAACAGGAGGTGACGCTAGACCTAAAGTAGGTTCTATTCCATCAAGTATAGGAGCTTGGGCTGAAAGTAATCGTACTAATGTAGTCCCACATGGAAATTCGTCATTTCAAGGTGCAGCGTCTGTACATAATCCTTCAGGTGGAATGATGCAACCTGAACGTGAGGCTAAGATTGCTCAGCGTGGTTCTGCGCCATTCACAGCTAAAGGAATTGGGCAAGCACTAGGGAATGCAGCTAAAGCAGTGATTCCAGGAGCTGGCCTACTAATGGCTGGTGCTTCTAGCATAGTCAATACAGCAGGATTAGTTGATCCAAATACAATGACTGGAAAAATGCTTGC